AACAAATCTTTTGAAGGTCTATAAATATAAACTCCAACAAGCGAGTAATTGTCACCTCCATCAATACTTTCATAAATATGTGCCACTTCATTCTTTAAAAAAACCATAGATCCTTGAGATGCTTTTTCATGATCTTCTAACCATAGTCCGTCACTTGTTTTATAAAAATAATGGTGTCCTATTAAAGTAACTTGATTAATATATTTGTAAGTGAGACCAAACCTCTCAGTAAACTGCCGATAATCTTCAGGACTTATACCAAACATTAATCTTAAAATTTTCGGATACCCACCACCATTGTCATCACCATAAAAGATTCCTAATATTAAACCCTCATCGATACAAAGTTTTAATAACCATATATCAGGATGATCTTTGAACTGTTCCAATTTAACAAACAAATAAGATAAAAACATTAACTGCTGATATACGGTATTAACGTGAGACGTGCTTTTATCACCCGAGAAATTCATGCCATCAACACGATATAATTTCTTTTTAGGTACAATATACAAAAATTTATAAACAAATCGAAATATAGCATCTCCGACTAATGTAAAAGTAGCGTTACGATTTTCTGTAGTATAATCATACCAAGTAGAATAAAACAGACCTACGAACATTAACACTACATGAATTAAAGACTGATCAAAATTCTTGAAATCTCCTTCCCAGTATTCTCGCTCCAATAAAAAAGGGTACATTTCATATAACTTTTGATGTTTAGGACTAGGCTTGAATCCACTTGTACCGCACGCTAAACGTTCAAAAAGCAAATTCATTTGACCTACATGTATTCTAGTTCCAAGTTCGTTCCCTCCTTTATTAAGATAAGCTTGTAAAGACCCAAAAACATAAACCGATAAAAAGAACCGGTCAGCAGACTGTATAAAAAAAGTTCTTGTCTTATCTAAAGCAGCAATTAAATCATCAAACTTATCATAATCCAAATAATAATTAAGAATTTCCCACTTACTACTAGAATAACTAACTGACATATCCGGAAATACCTTATCTCTAACATAACCAGCTACTCCAGCATCAAAGACATCACCGATATAATTAACAAGCAACTGAGCTAAAGGAACAGCTAAAGCATATTTTTTGGAAGGATGTCTCTCTTTAACTTCTACAGAACCATCACTTTTTTTAACTAAAGTTACACAACCTCTAAAAGGTACTAAACCTACTGCAGTTCTGTATTTCTTAATCAAGTCATATAATACATCATAATCAGGCAAAGTCATCTGAATTTTAGCCACTTTTTCATAATCGTGTATCTTCATTAAAGCAAGAACCGATGAATACAAAATTTTTTGAGGTATCCCATCTAAATCCATCTTATTATTTTCCATCTTCTTAATATTTTTAACGTGACTATTAGGATTAAGTCCTGTAACAAAAGCATTAGGTATACCAAAACGACTACCATAACCTATTTTAAATGGATTCAAACCAGTCTTTTTTTGCAAATAAATCTCTGAAGCTTTAGCTATAATTACGGGTATTTCGGGAAGCATTTTAGGATAATTATAAGGATAATCTTCTTTATGAGGTATATTATGATCAAGAACTTCTTCCATATGAGGAGGGTTAAATTCCATTTTATCCAAAAATTCATAAAATTCATTAATAATTGTCGGAGTCATATTCCAAGACTTATAATACTTACTATCATACAACTCTGAAAAAGCAAAAAGCAAACATTCAAAGATCTCTAAATCATTATCAGGCAAAGGGGTTTTAGACTCCCACTTCCAATCTTTAGATACTATAAATCCATAACGACCATGTTCGTCCTTCACTAAGTACCGCTTACAGAATTGAAAAAATTTTTTATCTAAA